GTCTATTGGAGAGACAAAGACATCTACATTGAGCCAGTCATTTATGAGAGCTACTTGACCACTACTGACTTGATAGCAAGAATGGATCAGTTAGGAATTGAGAAGAGCATCAACATCTTAGCCGATTACTCAAGGCCTGAGACAATAGCTGAGATAGACAGAGCTGGATATTACATTGAGAATGCTAACAAAGTAGTCAAGCAAGGGATAGATAACATAAAGACCTTTGGTGTATTCTGTGAGGATCATCCAGCTATCAAGAAGGAGTACGAGAACTACAAGTGGAAAAAAATAGGGGACACAATCACAGATGAGCCAGTCAAGTTGTGGGATGATGCTATGGATGCAATTAGATACGCTGCAACATACATCAAGAAGGAATACTACACAGATGACAGCTATATTTCCTTCTAATTGAATTCTAATAAAAATACAATATAGGTATGGCACAAACAATCATAGCACAGCCTCAGGACTTCACTCCAGCTTATAATGAGTGCAAGTTTATTATTGACTCTACTAACAAGAACAAGTCAGGTTTCAGATACATCTTTGAGGTCTTTGACTCAGTTACGAATAATAGGATAGGATACTACAAGGCACTACCTACATTTGGCACTGGCTATGGTGAACAAGATTTGTCTAAGCTACTGAGTAACAATGTGAGCTTTGACTTCAATCCATCAATCACTACTTTCTATGATGCGTCTAATAGCTACTTTGGCTATGATGTTAAGTTTGGTGAGGAGTATATTTTTGACATGAGCTACACAGCATCACTTACTAATAATAGTGGAAATGTTCGCATAACAGCAACGCATCCATTTCAAGTAGGTGACCAGGTGAATATCACTCAAGCAGATGGTGGAGTAGCCAATCCTGGTGTTGAGGGGTTGCATACTGTGATAGCTATAACTGGCACCACTAACTTTACAATCAATGCTCTATGGTCAGGAGTAACAGATGCTACTATCAATGGTGTTGTTGAGTATGCTGACAAGAGAAAGACTATTGACTTAGACATAGAATCAACACTTGACAAATTTGTATTCAATGGTGTTTATCCTTGGCTTGAGTTTCCTTACTGGGATGAGACAGACTATGAGCTTGATGGTACTACTAAGGAATGGCTAACAGACCAGCCTCAGTTATTCAGTTGCACACCTGGTCAAGACTTATGGTTAAACATGCGTGGCTTTGGTGTTGCACCAGCTGGCAAGGTGTACTTTCAAAATGATAATGGAGACTTATTCTCTAAGGTAGTAGCTGGTACTCAGACAGTCAAAGGTGTGGCAGTTGGTCCTAATAACTATGGCTCATTGACATTGATTAGTGGCACAGCTCCATTGGTAAAAAATGACACTAAGAGTTATGAGGTATGGTATGTTGATGGTTCTCCACAGACTCAAAAGTCAATCAAGTACAAGGTCAATATAGACAGACGTATGTTAATCTCAGAGAGTCACATTGTGTTCTTAGATAGACTAGGCTCATGGAGTAGCTTTGCTTTTCAGCTTAAGGCATACGAGAGAGGCAACATCACTAGACAGACTTACAATCAAGATGTACCTGGTGCAGTTGTTGATGGTCAATGGCAGTATAAAAGTTATGAACAAGGCACAGTCAACATCAATACTGAGGTCACTAAGCTCTATGACTTATCTACCAATTACATGACAGAAGCTGAGGGAGAATACTTCCAACAGTTGCTGACATCACCACAAACGTACGTCAAAAACGTACTCTACCACATCACAGAGGATGGAGCTGTACTATTTGATGAGAATGGTTGTGTCATTCACGTTCCTGAATCAACTGAGTATGTGAGTTGCAACGTGACCACTAACACCTTTGAAGTTTTCAAGCAACGCAACAAGAATCTAATTAAGCAATCTATTCAAGTAAGGATAGGTAACAACGACATAATCAATGGTTAAGATAGTTCTACCTACTGGTGTGCTTGATGTCTCTGAGAATCTTGCACTACCTATCACATTCAGTATTGGTGACATTAGAGACTTGTCATCACGCAAGGGTACATTCTCTAAGACTGTCACTCTTGCTGGTACTAAGAACAACAACGACCTACTTGGTCACTACTATGATGTCAACATAGAAGCTGGTACATTTAATCTAAACACCTTAACAAAGTGTCAAGTCATTCAGAATGGTGTGCCTATATTAGATGAGGCTCTATTGCAATTGGTAAGTGTTAGCAAGGTACAGACTAACAATAGATTTGAGGATGAGGTAAGCTATGAGGTACTAATCAAAGATAGCAGAGCAGAGTTCTTTACAGCTATTACCAATGCTAACTTGACTGACTTAGACTTTAGTGACTTAGATCATGTGTTTAGCTCCACTAATATAGTGGCTTCATTCAGTCACACTGTAGCTGATGGCTATAAGTATGTCATGCCGTATATCATTAACAATGACTATAATGCAAATGACTTCAAGCCAGCAATCTATGCTAAGACATATTGGGATAGAATATTCGCTGTGGCTGGATTTACTTACACTTGGGATGAGATAGCCTCAGCTAGATTTGACAAGTTGTTGATTCCTTACAATGGTGACAAGAATAATCAAGATTATGAAGACTATAGAGTTGATGCTAACAACACATGGACCACAAGCTATGTGCAACCTACTGGATTTAATTTTCCGTTTCAAGAAGCTATTGACTCAGGGTGGACAGAAGTTGTTGATGCACAAAATATTTATGATCCAATTACTGGAGAGTATACTACACCATTTAGTACTAACCCTAATGCGAGTGAGCACTATCTGTACAATTTAACAATTGGAGGCTCAATCATTTTAGATAACACAAGTGGAGCTGATGCTAGACTAGGTCAGAATGGTATCTTTTTAAATATCTCAAATAAAAAATATAGAGTTTTTGCACGTATCAATGTTAATGGTTTTGACAATGGTAAAGTGTATGGCCCTGAAGTTATAGTTGAGTATACAACAATAAGTCCTTTGCCTAATGGCACAACAACTATTTTAACATTTAACCAGACGTTAACTGTACCAGCATTGGTTAATGACTTAGGTATTCCATTAAATATTCTTAGTGGTGATATTCAAGTTTTAGAAGTAGGAGTTGAGATGTATACAGTGGCTCCTGAGACAGGCTCATCAACACCTTATGGTGATCCTATTCCTTACACTTCTCAATGGTTAAGTATCAATCCAACACCACCATTCACTGGCACGCTTGTACCAGTTAATGTGGTCCTTGATTTAACTTTTATCAATGTTAGTATTTTACCAAGCAGTGACGTACAAGTAACTGGCTCAACACTTAACATCAATCAATACGTACCAAAAGAAATCAAGCAGTCAGACTTTATTAAGTCTATCCTACAGATGTACAATCTCTATGTTGAGCAAGATGTTAACAATCCTTACAATCTAATCTTAAGACACAGAGACGAGTATTATGACTCAGGAGTTGAAAAGGACTGGAGTAGAAAGTTAGCTAAGGACAAGGACCAGCAATTAATCTTTTTGCCTGACTTGACTAACAAGAAGCTCAAGCTCACTTATGCACCTGATACTGATGAGTTCAACACAATGTACACTCAAGCTACTAGCGAGATATATGGTCAGCTAGAGTATACCTTTGACAATGAATATGTGAAGGATGTATCTACTCAGGAGTTGATATTCTCACCAACACCAGTATACTTGACATCATTTGGAGCTTATGTGCCAGCTATCATTGGAGCATCACCTAACACTAACATTCGCATCTTGTATGATGGTGGCTTGCAGTCATGTCAACCATTTGACATCTTAGACTTTGGTACAACTGGTGAGTTTGGATTGACTGATTATCCAATGTTGGGACACTTTGACAATGCTTTGACTCCTAGTTTTGATATCAACTTTGGCACTAATGACTTCTATTTCTATGAGCCAATATCACTGACATCTAACAACCTATACAATCTATACTGGAGAAGAACAGTCAATCAGATTAATGTAGGAAAAATGTTGATAGCTTACTTTGACTTGACTGAGTTAGACATCCAATCACTTAAGCTGAATGATAAGATATACATTGATAACTCATGGTGGAATATTAACAAAATTCAAGATTATAATGGTAACCAACGACAGCTGACTAAAGTAGAGCTAATCAGCATTGACACTGAGATAGACCTTGCAAGATTTAAGACTGGCTTAGGTAGACCATTTGGTGACATCATGATAGGAGTAGGTGTAGATGCATTGGTAGGTAGAAATACTTTTAACAACAATGTCATCTTACCTGGTGCGAATGCTCAAGTCTTTGGCAAGGGAAATGTAGTCACAGCTGGTACTAAAGGAATCATAGTAGGTGATGGTCAGACCTTGAGTAGTGATGGTATGGTAGTGAATAACCTAACAGTAACTGGCACTATCAATGGAGCTGTATCACTACCTTATAAGAAGTATGTAGCCTTACTTAATCAAGTTGGTACTAGTGCTCCTACAGCAATCATCTTAGAGAATACATTTAGTGAGATACCTACTTTCTTAAGAGCATCAACTGGTGTTTACAAGCTACAATTAACTGATGCATTTACATTAGATAAGACATTTATAGTAAGTGGCTCAGCTGATGTTAGTGGTGGCTCAGGAGACTTTGCCACATTGATAGCTAGAAGATTTGATGAGGACACTATTACACTTTACACTTATGATAATTTTACATCAGCAGACGTATTACTTGTTAACACATCAATAGAAATTAGAGTTTATGAATGAAGTAGAGATACCCCTTAAGATAACTGGCATAGGTGCCATCAAAGCTGAGTTAAGAGACCTTAAAGGTCAGATAGCTGATGCTACTGATCCAAAGGTTATGACAGCTTTAGCTCAAAGAGCTGGTGAGCTGAAAGATAGGCTTAAGGATGCAAATGAACAGATTGCTGTCTTCACTACTGGCAGTAAGTTTGAAGCTGTTAGTAATTCATTCTCAATGATAGGCTCTGACCTTGCATCATTGGATTTTGAAGGAGCTAATGAGAAGGCTCAAGTTTTTGCATCTAACTTAGCAGCCTTGAATCCTCAAGATTTGGCAAAAGGTTTCCAAGCATTTACTGGTATCATTAAAACAATGAGCGGAGCATTTGTTAAGTTAGGAATCACAATATTAGCTAATCCTATCTTTTTACTAGTTGCCGCTATTGTTGCTATAGTTGCAGCAGTTGTTATGGTCCTCAAATACTTTGGTGTACTTGATGTTGTACTTAAGGCATTAATGGCTCCTATCAACATGATTATTGATGGCTTCAAAGCATTGACTGATATGTTAGGTTTCACTAGCTTTGCAGCCGAAGAGAATGCTGAGGTAGTTAAGAAGACTGAGGAGGCTAAGAGAGAGTCAATGAATGAAACCTTAGCCAACAGAAAGAAAGTAGCTGAGATGACTGCTACAATGAGCAGAGAAGAGATAGCAATGATGGAAGAGTTAACTGGTGTACAGATTGACACTAGTAAGTCATCATTTGATATTGAAGAGCAGAGACTACAGAACAACCAGGCATCACTTGAGGCACAGCTAGAATCACTACAAGCTATTGAAGATGCTGGTGGTGAGCTTACAGAAGATCAGATTAAGGATAGAGAGAAGCTCAAGGATGAGTATAAAAAGAACAATCAAGCAATAGAGGAGAATGAGAGAGCTAGAGCTAAAGCTATCATAGACATCAATCAGAGACAGAATGACTTACTTATCAAGTCAAGAATGCGATTGATGGCTGATGAGAATGAAAGAGCTAAGGCACAGCTTAAACTTGATAAAGAGAAAGAGATTAAAGAGCTTAACATCTTGATTAGAAACGCTAAGGTATTAGGTCAATCTACCAAAGGATTTGAAGAGGCTAAGTTAAACACCATAGCATTTTACGCTAATGAAGCTACTAAGATAGATACAAGAGTTGCTGATGATGCTAAGAAAGAAGCTGACAAACAACGCAAAGAGAATGCTGATAGACAGAAGGCTAACTATGAGAGCTATGTTAAGTCACTTGAGCAGAAATTAAAAGCTACTAAGGACTCCAATAAGGTGTTAATCTTAGCTACAGAAGAGGGTACTCAAGAAAGAGTCACAGCTGAGGTCAATGCACTACAGACTGAGGTTGAATATATGGCTAAAAATGCTAAGGCATTTAAGCTTACTCAGGATCAATTGACAATTATTAGAGCTGAAACACTTAAGCAACAAGAGAAGCTACAAGAAGACTATAATAAGAAGGTAAGTGACGCTACTAATAAAGAGAATCTAGCTAAGGCACAGAATGACTTATTAACAGCTACTACAGATGAGGCTAAATTTGAGGCTAAGATAAAACTACTAGAGGCTGAGGCTAAAGTTAAGCTACAGAATGAGGAG